CATATTTATTTTATTTTATTTAATTAATTTTTTTGCTATTTTTAGATTAGCTTGTACTTCTGTCATAGTATTTTTTATCTTTCCTAATACTGTTTTTAAGTTCGTGTATTCTTTTATCTCTTTCACACTAACACCTAAACCTTTTGCTTCCCTTTCTAATTCTTTCAGCATATTACCCCCAATTTCCTGTGCCTTTTTCATTTGTTTTGTCATAGCTGAAAATTCCTTTACCCCTGCTTGTAATCTTTTTAATCTATCCTCTATATCACTTATGTCTAAAACAGCAAAACTGCTATGGTAATATGTATTCCATTTGTCTATTTTTTTGGTAAAACCTTTTACTTCACTTATTAAGGAAAATTCTATTTTTATCTTTTCTAATCTGTCTATAAATTCTTTATACATTATAAGTTATTTTTGGTGGTATTAATGTTATTGTAAATCGTCCTATTTTTATTTTACACATATATCTGTTGATGTTGGTATATTGCAAGTATCGTAAGGAAACTCTATTACTATTGGTAAGTTTAAAGTCCAACCTGCTAAAGTATTATCAAATCGTTCTGTAAAAGGTTCTAAAGTAAAATCATCTGCCGTCCAATATCTTGGTTGCTCTGCGTTCTCTGTATTATAATGGTATAGTGTTTCGCCATTTCTAAAAATAGAAATAATATCTAAAGCAATAGAAAGAGTGTCTGATAATACTTCTTGTTCGTTTTCGCTTTCGTTTGGTTCTACAATATCTGCTACGACTAATTGAAAGTTGTGCTGTAATTGTCCTTTACTTGCATTTACATTTATTGTGTTGATGTGCAGTAATGGAAAAAGCGTATTCTTGTTTAGATCTATATCCCAAATGTCGCCTGTCGTTACTGCCTGTATTTGTAAGTGTCCTTCACCTACACATTTAATAGTGTCTATTACATTGTTGTAAGTTTTGAACCTTATACTATCTATTGCCATTTCTTTTTACTTTTTGTGTTTCGTTTAAATCTAATTCGTAACATAACCAAGTTAATGCTTCTAATAATGGTCGTTCTGTTATTGCTTCAAGTTTAGAAAACTCACCACCTGTCAGTCGGTACATTACTCCGAACCAACCCCACTTTTTTGTAAATTCATTTCCGCCTGTATCTTCGTCATCATTTCCGTCAAATATAACGGCAAAATCGTGGATAACTCTTTTCCGAAAGTCCAAAAAAAAACTAGACTTTGCTGAACTTGTACTGCGTTCATTTTCTTTCTAAACTTCTCTGCTCTTTGTTTTCCGTCCTTATATGCTTGAACAGAATACATCTTACCTTCTTTATTTGTAACAGGTCTAAATAGAACTGCCATAATCTTATGTATGTTCTTTTCTAGTCCGTCTTTTATATACTGCTCTATGTCCGCCCATTCGCCTAAAGTTATTTCGTCTAAATCAGGTAGGAAGCCATATTCAACTTCGTCTATTTCAAAGACCTTTTTTAACTTCCCTTCTATTTGTAGCTTTGATAACCTTTCAAATATCGTAGCCACGTCTGACAAAGCCATTTCTTCTATTAACTTAACAGGCAAAGTAGATAATGCCTTAATAGTTTCTTTTGCTTCTTCTGTCTTTGTCTTCTTTTTACCTAATACTAACTGCTGCCATTTTTCAAGCGTAACATCTGCCCAACTATCAATTATGTTATACTCTTTTACCTTCCCTTCTTTCTTAACTTTAACTTTCACAATATATAATAGAAAATTTGGTTATTTAGTTTAAAATAGTACATTTGCCTATTATTAGTCGTATCTTGTTTTTAGTAAAGATTAGTCGTGTCGCTAGGCACGGCTTTTCTTTTATTGCACAAAATACTTTCCTGAAGGTTTTATTTCGTAGTACATACGCATAGCTAAAGCGTCTGCATAATCAGGACTTCTACCTATTAATGCTTTGATCGTGTCTTTTGGTATGATTTGTAATTTAGCGTCTTTGTCTTGGTTCTTTGCTCTAACTTGTTCAAGTTCTTCTATTATACATTCCTTAATATTTATGTCAGGACAATCTATTCCTATTTGTCCTTCGTTTATTTTCTTTGCTAATGTATAGAAGCATTGTGTCTTTAAGTTTTGGTAGTTTTCTTTTCGCAAAGGTTTAGAATTATTTACAAACCCCTGACATCTTAAATAATCTTTTGCACCACCACCTACACCATCTTCGTCTATTACTATATTTCTCAATGGTACTTGGTGTTCTTGTTGTATAGCCCTTACTTCATCTACAACACTATCTATTGACGATTTAAGTAAAGTTCTAATCTTTTTAATATGTAGCCCTTCCCAATATGCTATAACTGTTTTGTCTGAACCAAATCTTGCAACATCACAACTTATATATTTATTTCCTTCTATTCCTTTTTTATCAAATAAACTTACAATAGCGTCATAGTCAATTAAGCTATCATCTGTTGCGTCATACTCCCAATTCCCAAACAGAAGTCGTTCTTTGCTTAACTTATCTAATTTGCTTAATTGTTCTTTGTAGTGTTTAGAAATGTTTTCGTTATCGTCCACTAACGCTTGAACAAACTTTCTATGTTTAGGTAGTTCGTTAGTTTTGCTAGGTCGGTAGAAGTCCGTGTAGCACCAATTTTTTGATGGATTGCACGTTAAAAGCAGTTTAGGTATTAAGCCGTATTCATCTAACTTAAATCTTAAACGACTTGATACTATTTGTTTTGCTTTCTCGGTGATTTGATTACACTCGTCAATCGCTGCAATAGTAAGCTCCATACTACCCAAACTATCGAAATTGCGATCAGAAGGAAACTGAAAAAGGTCTTTAAGATAGATTTCACTACCATTGTAAAAAGATATAATGTTGGTATGTGCATTGTATTTATAGTGTTTAGGTGTTGTTAAATTCCATTGTTCGCAAACTTCAAATAAAGTATTTAGCGTTGTACTTTTTAAACTAGATAAAGAAGCCCTGCCTAATAAACATCTTATACCTTTATATGTTAAACAATGTGATATTAAAGCAGAACAAAGAAAAAAACTTTTACCACCACCTGCACCACCACCAAAAAGTATTTCAGAAGTTTCCTTATCGTTTAGGTATTCAAACGCTTTTTCTTGTTTATTCGTTAGTGTTGTCTTTATTAGCACTTATGAATTGTATTGTTATTGGTTCGTCATTTGAAGTAACATCTATTGTATCGTTGTACCCTCGTTTTCGTCCTCTTGTCTTTAAGTAGAAGATTGTTGCAGGAGTAGAACCTTTTTCTATTTGTTCTTTAAGATGTGTTTCTGCAAAGTCAATAAACTTACCTTCAATGTCATCTACTGCTTTACGATAATCTTCGTCTTCCTTATACCACTTGTAATGTTGCGTTCTACTTAACTCTGCTTTCTCACACGCTTCGGTTACGATACCTAATGACTTTTCAAGTGCTGCTATCAGTTTCTTTTTGTTTGGTTGTGTTCGTTTTTGTTCGTCCATATTATATAATAGAAATTACTTAAATTCATTTGGTGCTTGTAAGTGTACGCCTAAATCAACTGACGCCCAAGCTCTTATTTCTTCACAAAACTGCTGAAACTCTTGTTTGTCTAATTCTTTTGTAGTAGTTAAGATAAACATTGACTTTAGTATTTCGTGCATTTCAAATTTATGATAACCTGTGAAGTCCGATAGGGGTTTGACTATACATTTCCAATAGTATCTATTTTGTCTTTCGCTTCGTGTCAAAACAATTTAGTTTGAATTTTGTTTTTTTGCTTACCCTTCCCAACTATGTTATTATCTAACAAATAAAATGAAATATCTTTTGCCCTTGCAATATCGTCATTACAATCAATAGGTTTATCATTTTTAATTTCTTTTATAACAATAACATTTTTTAAATTATATTCACTTATTAAATTATCAAACTTACCGCCATAACTTGCAGTAAGTATTAAGTTACTTGGTATTTCATCTATTCTTTTTACCCAATAGTTTAAACTTTTAGTATAAGCCCAAAATTCAATATCTTTATTTTTATTACAATAATCAAGCCACTTATCAAAATACTTTTGCGAATAAAAATCACCGCTTGAATGTATTCTAACTGACTTACAATTTTTAGGTAATGGTGGTATTTCTGTTTTGCTTTGTTCAAAATTATTCCAACGGCTTGTCCTAACGGCAGGAAAACGTTCTGCACTTGCAGAGTAAC